GCTATGGAGAATTAGGATGAAAGGCAAACATTGGGGCAGCCTGACTGCTTCCGTAGAACCCGGATACCGCACGAACGTGCATGGTTCCCACGGTGGTTCGCCGAGTGGCAAGATGGTTGCTGTCTCGCGCACGAAAGAATATGCGACGAATGTCGTGGGTAGTCATGGCGGCACTCCCAGCGGCAAGTTCCTCGGCCAGACGAAGGGTAAGATTCGGCACGGTTCGGACTTCCCGGCGAAGGCATCGTAATGGCGAAGGTCATTAAATCGCTCAACCTGTCCTCGTTGGACGGGGTATATGACGTCGAAATTAACAAGGCAGCTCCCAGCGCACGACGTCAGAGGGACGGATCGAAGGATGGCAAGGCAGTAGCCGCCAAGCAGAAGGCCAGCCAAGATACCGACGATGCCCGTGCCAGAGCGATCCATTATGGATTCGATCCGGATGCGAAGCTGCCTATTGGCTTCTTTGAGTGAAACTGAAACTAGACAAACAAACAGCGCAGTCATTAACTAATCTCCGGATAAACCCGGACTTCAAACAAGTGTTGAAATGGCTCGAAGGACACCGCGCAAAGTTCGATGAGGAACTCCTCACCGCCGAAGGCACTCCCCTGTATAGAACGCAGGGGAAGGCTTTCGTCGTTGACGGAATATCTGAAGCGTTCGTGACGGCCCCCGAGATCACTGAAAAATTCAAACAGGAGAGGTAATACGCCATGAGTGCGCTACCGAAAGCAGTACGAGAGCAAGTAGAGCAAGCCAACAAAATCGTCGAAGAAGTGTATGGCGACGACGGCAAGCTGAAGGTTGAAGAACCGGCCAACGAACCGGCCAAAGAACCACCTAAAAACGAGGCGGAACCACCTAAGATCGAGGCGGAACCGGCCAAGGAACCGGCCAAAGAACCGGCCAAAGCCGAGCCGACCGACTGGGAGCACAAGTTCAAAGTGCTTCAGGGCAAGTACAACGCGGAAGTCCCGCGCCTTCAGAAACAGCTGCAACAGAGTCAGGGCGACAACCAAGAGATGCGTCAGCGTATGCTGAACCTCGAAGGTATGGTCGCTTCTATGCAGACGTTGAAAGATAAGCCAGCGGAACCTGAACAGCCCAAGAAACCCATTATTTCCGATGAGGAACGTGAGCAATTTGGTGACGACCTCATCGACCTGATCCAGCGTGTATCGCTTAACGCTACACTGCCGGAAATCGAATCTCACCTGAAACCGCTTGAAGGGCGTGTGAAACAGGTGGATGAAAAAGTTGCAACTAGCCAGAAGTCTATGGCAGAATCCAAACGTCAACAGGTATTCGACCGCCTTACGGCAGCTGTACCGGACTGGGAGGCCCAGAACGAGGACGAAAATTTCCTCAACTGGCTCGATGAACAGGAAGGACTGACCGGAAGACCGAGAGCATACTTTTTGACAGAAGCGATGAAGAACGCCGATGCCGATAAAGTCATTGCGTACTTCACGAGCTTTCAAAGCGAAAACGCTGCTGCTACACCAGCGGAACCTGCTCCGGAACCAACCCCGGAACCACAGGTCAAGTTGGACGAATTGACGGCCCCCGGAACGCCTCAAACCGGGACAGCAAGCGCTCCGAACGAAAGCGGTAAGCGGGTATGGACCCGCGCAGACATAGCCCAGTTCTATGCTGACCGGAATGAGTTTGTAAAAAAGGGCAAACCGATTCCGAAAGAGATGACGAAGTTAGAAAGAGACATCTTCGCAGCTCAAGCAGAGGGCAGGGTTCGTTGAAACCGACTCTAAGGAGTGATTAAAAATGGCATATCCAACTACTACACCGTGGTCAGGCGCAGCCCCTACAACGGCGTATGCTGGCAACTTCATCCCTGAAGTATGGTCCGGCAAACTCATTGAGAAATTCTATGAGGCCACCGTTCTTGGCGCTATCGCTAACACGGACTACGAAGGCGAGATCAAGAATCAGGGCGATACGGTAAACATCCGTACCCGTCCCGATGTTGCGATTGCTGACTACAGTGCCGACATGGACCTCGTGGTTACTCGTCCGTCGAGCGCAAAACTTCAGCTGCTCATCGACCAAGGTAAGTACTTCAACGTAGCCCTTGACGATGTGATGGAGCTTCAGAGCGACATCGACATGCTGAGCATCTGGGCAGAAGACGCCGCAGAACAGATGAAGATTGCGATTGATACCGATGTTCTCGACTTCCTGACCAACGTCGCCGCAACCGGCAACGGTTTCGATGACATCGTCGCTGAGAACAAGGGTGCCACCGCTGGTGCCATCTCGGGTGACATCGACCTTGGCTTCAATACGCTTCAGACCAACGCGGTTCTGGTGGACAATGGCGGTACGAACGCTTCGCCGATTGACTACATCCTGCGTTGTGGTCAGGTGCTCGACGAGCAGAACGTCCCCGAGTCGGGCCGCTTCATGGTCATCCCGGCATGGTTTGCCGCGCTGGTCAAGGCGTCTGACCTGAAGGACGCCTCGCTTGCTGGTGACGGCACTTCGATCCTGCGTAATGGCCGCCTCGGAATGATCGACAGGTTCACGCTGTATGTCAGCAACCTGTTGCTCGACACCGAGACGACTGGTGCGTTCCCGGTTCTGTTCGGTACGACTTCCGGACTGACGTTCGCTGCACAGTTCACGAAGATGGAAACGATTCGCTCTGAGCGTTCGTTCTCCAACTTGCTCCGTGGCTTGCAGGTCTATGGCCGTAAGGTCGTGAAGGGCGAAGCCCTCGGCGTCGGCTTTATCCGTAAGTCTTAATCGGACGCTGATCTGGACCCCAGTCTCATCATTATGGTGGGCTGGGGTCCTCCCCTTAACCGGAGGGTCCGATGGCTAAGACATACCAGACACTCGTATACGAAGCTCGTGAGCTTCTTCAGGACACGGATACCGACCAACAACGGTATCTTGATTCAACCCTCCTTAACATGCTGAACCGTGGTCTTCACGATCTGTCGAAGATCAGGCCAGACCTCACGTACACGGCATATAACGCCAACTCCCTCGAAGTCCCCGAGATTGTTGAGTCGGCTCCCGGTGCCGGACAGGTTGCTTGGACTGATACGTGGCCGTGGGAAATGTGGTTCTACAACAGGATGGTGGAATACGTTGTCGCGCTGGCAGAAGTCACCGATGACGAGTACACTGTGGACGGCAGAGCTGCACTTCTCCTACAACAGTTCCGTAATGGAGCAATAGGACTGTAATGGCTACCGAGTACACAGAATCACTGGACACCCTGCTTCAAGACACGATCCCAGAACTACCCGGTGTGGTTCGGGCTGTCGCGGAGAGGGAACTCAGACTGACCTTTCGGGAGTTTTTCGAGAGGTCTTTTGCATGGCGGTCTGTCCTGACGATTGACGCCCCTAGCGGTGACACGGCGATCTGGCTTCAGGACTCAAATGACCTTGACGCCAATTCAGATGTCATTGCCATTCTACATGTAAGTTTTGAAGGTAACGGACTGGCTAGTTATGCAGCTAAGCCTGACCGCGTGGATACCACTGCCACCAACTTACCAGTTGGGTTCTACATGACGTCGAACCCCGACGAGTTCAAACTGTATCCCCAGCTGGAAGTAGCAAAACCCGGCGCACTTGAAGTTCATGTGGCGCTGACACCTAAGATCGACGCAGTTACGTTCCCGCGTCAGATCAGCACCAAATACTATGATGCGCTGCGTGAGGGCTTCCTTGCCCGTATGTACGCGCACCCGAACAAACCCTACTCCGCCCCGATGGTAGCCGGACAGATGCGGCATAATTTCAGGCGACGGATTGGGTACTATAATGCACAGGCTAAGCAAGGCTATAATGACGCCCAAGCATGGTCGTACCCCGTTGGGTGGAGGAAGTAAGACATGGCGATTCTTTTTGCAAACAACTGTAGTTCTACCCTGTCTGTTAGCATTACTGCTGGTTCGGGTGTTATTCAAGTAGCTGATTCGAGTACGTTCCCACAGCCTACAGGTGGAGACGTCATCTATATTACCCTTGAAGACCCGGCGGGAGACATCGAGATTGTCAGGTGCAGCGCCAATGATGGTGCTGGCACTTTTACGGTTGATGCTGGCGGGCGGGGCATTGATGGTACGACAGCACAAGCGTTCAATGCGACAGAGACTCGTGTAGAGCTGCGTCTGGTCAAGACGGTATTAGATGCGCTTCTACAGACTCTAGGCGGCACGATGGCCGGTAACCTAGACATGAACAACAATGACATCATTGATGCTGTGTTGTCTGGTACTGGCACTAAAGTGACAGCTGGCGAGATCGTTGGAGTACCCTTGCGTGGCTTAACTGGTACATCGACGAATGAGATTTTAGTTCCGACAGATGGTGTTAGCAGGGCCACAGCTGGCGGTGCAGAAATTGTTGTCTCTACTGATCCGTCAGTGGTTCAGGCCACTGAAACTTCTCTTGGTATTGCAGAGATCGCAACTCAAGCAGAAATGGACGCAGGACTTGATGATCTTCGTTTTGTCACCCCTAAGAAATTTGTTGATACAGCTGCTTCAGAAACAGTTAATGGAACGCTTCAACTAGCGACGTCGGCAGAGGTTACGCTAGATACGCCTACTGTTACCGACAAAGCAGTTACGCCAGCTACGCTCGCTGCACGTACCGCTACTGATACCCGTGCCGGTCTAGCGGAGAAAGCGACTCAGGCAGAGGTAGACGCAGGTACCGACACTGACAGGTACCTTACCCCGGCAACCTTCGCAGCTAGTTCTCAGTTAGCAGGAGGCGCAATACCGAGTTTCACTGGTACTTCTTCAATTACAGGATTAACTGTAGGTAAGAAATACCTAGTAAGCGTTTACGGTATTACAAGAGACGCCGGAACGGGTACGGCTACGTTGGGTGCAGTTCGTGTAGGTGATGGCGCATCAGTAGGGCAAGGTACACAACTTGCCACCACAAATTCGCAGAGTATTAACTGGCCGGACGGAAACGTCCCTCAGAGTGCTACGTTTGTTATTACAGCCGCCACAGCCAATATTAACGGTGCAGTTGATTGGAGAAGCACCTCGCTGTACGTTGCAGCAAAAACTATGACGGCCATCCAGCTAGATTAACGGAGGTGGCGTATGGCAGGCATAAAACTTGAAGGATTCCAAGGAGCCATTCCTAGAGTATCTCAACGCCTGCTACCCCCAATGGCAGCGTCAGAACTATCTAATACGAAACTGCTCCAAGGTGAATTACGGGGATACCGTATACTGGTAGAGGAGGCAGATTTCTCTGCCGGAGCAGTATCGCCTGTCCGTCGAGCGTTTAGGATTCCGGATACCCCCACTGACTCATACCTTATATTTGACACACGTGATGTTGACGTTATTCGATCCCCACTTGTGAACGATGTATGGGATAGGTATTTCTGGACAGGTGTTGGGACTCTACCCCAGATGAACTCCTCCGCCAACATTAAGGCGGGTCAGGTTAATGGCCCGTACTTACTTGGTGTGCCGGGTCCTGCTACTGGCCCTACTGTAACTCCCCCACCCGGCGATGGTGAAAGCGATGAGACGCGAGCTTACGTCTATACTTTCGTATCAGAGTTCGGTGAGGAGAGTCAGCCGTCACCACCTACCCTTGTAACAGGTGATGGGGGTATCCCGTGGCAGATTTCTAACATGGCTTCCACAATTAGCGGTGCGACGAGCCGTGCATTTCAAGGCGACCAAGGTCAGGCAGTAGTTAAAATCTATCGCACCGTTCCGGGTAATGCTTCGACTAGCTTCTTTTATGTCGGTGAGGTTAACTACGGTACTACATCTTATACAGATAATGAATCAAACGATACAGTAGCGTCTAACCCCCTACTAGAATCAACGACATGGGCACCTCCGATACCCGAAATGGAAGGCTTCGTCGTTATGCCGAACGGCTACCTTGTAGGTTGGGCTGGTCGGCGACTACTGTTTAGTGAGCCTTATCGCCCGCACGCATGGCCCGCCGAATATGAACTATCTACCGAGTTCGATATTGTAGGTCTTGGTGTTGTTGGTGGTACATTGGTGATTGGTACTGAATCCCAACCGTACTTTGGTCAAGGTGTTAGTCCAGCGTCATTTACGACCCAGAAGGTCGATGCTGTTGAACCGTGCCTATCTCGTAGAGGTCTAGTTAGTACGACAGCTGGCGTACTTTATCCGTCGATCAATGGGCTTGTCCTTGCTAACAGCAGTGGCGTTCGAGTTATTACGGAAGACCTGTTTACAAAAGAAGAATGGGCAGACTGGCTCCCTGACCAGTTGTACGCCTCACAACTAGGCGTGCAGTACATCGCTTTCAACGGTCCTAGTACTGGGTTTGTACTTGACCCAAAAGAACCTACTGCTCGCTTTGTACCATTGACCGGCTTCAATGAGATCGAAGGTATTGAGACTGACCGATATACTGGTAACGTATTTCTTCTTTCCAAAGACCGCATTTGGGAGTGGGATAGTGAGCGCACTGCCCAACGTATGCCGTGGCGCTGGCAAAGCAAGATGTACCAAACCCCGAAACCAGTTAACTTCGGTGCGGCTCGATTACAGTTCATAACAGGTGATGTAACATTTGGGTATGAAATACGTGCTAAGTATCTCCCATACAACACCGCACTGATGACAGCTATCGCATCCCAGCCGGGTAGTTTGGCACGCCTGAATACTATTAACGGACAAGTGTTAGGCGGTTCTCCGGCT